CCGGGCATTTTTTTTGCCTAGAACTTTAGGCTTGCCTAAATTGTGGATTAGCTATCTATAATCCGGGATTTAGGCGGAGCTAAGGGGAGCAGCCGCCGCCCATGCTTATGTCAACCTACGCGCGCGATTATTTAAGGTTGACATAACGTGCTCACACCCATTCGCATAGTAATGTTAAAGAATTGGCTCAGCCTGTTCGCATAGTGAACCTTAAAGAATCCGAGGCCCTTCGCATAGTCAACCTTAAAGAATCGATTGCCCGTTTCGCATAGACCTGCGGAACCGCACCCCGCCGGGGCGGCCCCAGCGTATCCCACACACGTGCCGACAAAAAGCGAATCGCGAGGGCGGTTCCCGCAAAAAAACAAAACATTCACATGAGGCGAGTCAGGTCCTGATTGTCCATGACCTCACCCGGCTGTCGCCCGACTTTATCAGGTCCAGGGCCTTCTCCATCCGGGTCACGTACGTCCTCTCGACGACGAGATCATATCTCCGCGTGATGTCCCCCCAGGGGGGAACCTTCTCTATGAAATGCTCGGTGGTTATCCTGGAGAACGAGACCAGCGCCAAGCGGGACTCAGAGAAAACCTCAATCTCCACGCCATCGAGCCTAGTCTCCCTGAAAATCGGTATGATCCGCTCGGGATCGGCTTTGGGCGGTGACCAACCGTAGGCTTTGAGTAATCGATTCATACAACCCCTAGAACGGGATCGAGTAGTGGAGCAGTGCGGCGATCAGTCCTTCCCTGATGTCGCTGACTCCACCCGGCCCGATAAACTGACTGTCAATCTCATTGAGTGCGGCTATTGTGGCGTCAAACTGGATGCCAAACGCCTCGAGCAGAGTCTGCTGATCCTCGCCCCTAGAGCCCTCGACCAGAACGACCAACTGGTGGGCGAGGTGCATAACCTTCTCCGCCGTATCGTTCGCGTTGGTTCCCTTGAGTCCCAGCTTATTCGTGTCGAACACAGGCTTGAATTCAATCATCTCTCCCCTCTACCGGGCCGCTGATTTTCATTTGGTACTCCCCTTTTGCAACCCCACTGTCAGGGACAGAAGGAGCAGCGCGATGAAGCGGGTGGACTGGTGGACCATCCCCACGGCGACTGCGGCTACGACAATACCCAGGAAATTCGCCAGGGAGTTATCCGCAAATCTGGTATAGAAGGGCATGTAGACCATGATGCCGACAAAGGTCAGGAACAGGTAGACGAACGCCACGCCCAGGCTTGTTCCACAGGCGACATAGCTATCGGTAACACTACTAGCGGAAAGATTCTGTTTCATTTTGTGTTCTCCAGCAGTCCAGACAGATGTCAGCCAATTCGTCGCCGTCAGACATCGTGAACTGGTGCCTTATCTTCATCTCCTCGCAGAGAGGGCAGAACTTCCTGACCGGGTTTACGAGTTCGCCTATCATGAATGTCCGAACATACGGGCTGGGCTCCCTGTCCTCTTCTTGCTGCGTCGGTTGCTTTCTAAGGCCCCAGCCCCGATCCCTCCACTTCCGGTTCAGCTTGACGACCCGCCTCTTCATCTTTGGTCGAATGCCTCGAACCGATAAAGAAACCGGCCCCCGCATACCAAGCCCACACCAAGGGCTTCCTTGGTCTCATCCATGTAGTCGTCGAAGAGGCTGATGACGTGGCGAATATCTGTGCCGACCGTCCTGCCATTCCAGGTTGAGTCGGCGTATCGCCCCCTCTCCTCGAACACGCTCTTGACGAATAGCTCTTCCTCCAGCGCACCTGTCTCCGCCCACATCCGAACCCACACCGCCCGAAGTGCGCCCGGCACGGTGATCCACCACGCCCGGCAGTAGGCGGTAACCTTGTCCTTCCCGACCATCCCGATATTAAAATCTTCTGAATAGAACGGCATTTCACTGTTCACGCTTGCAAACTCCTTTGGTACTCGTCCATTCTCTCCGCGTAATCATCAAACCTCGACTGGCCCTCGCGGATGACCTCGGACACACGCCTCTCCCCATAACTAAGATGGGTTTCTACATCGAACTCCGTGTCCATCGCGCTCGGGAAGGTGGTGTAAAGCTGAATAACATGAGCCTGTCTGGTTGTCCCCCAGTCGGTTGCCAACTCAGCTTGCCAAACCCTGACCCTGGCGTACCCCTGGTTGTCGCCAGCAGGACCAACCAGCTTCCACTCCCAGTAGATTAACCTTGTCTCGCCGACCTTGTTGTCTCCAGTATCCATGCTTTCTCCTTTACAAGATTCTCCAACACGGAAATTATACACCAAACACACAATATTATAGCGCTTACTAATCTCTGGCTAATGGGGCGGGCGGTAAGCGCCGCTAGGCAAAGTGGGGTCCTTAAACCCTATGTAAAGCGCCCCCGGTCAGCATTCCTGCGTCGGTCGGTTTGCATCCTGGGGCTTGGAAGATTTTCTAATAATACGCATCGGGACGAATTTTCGGGGAGCCCTCAGCGTCCCCCGGTTTTTGAGTACAAGAAGAGGGGGAGAGGAGAGGGCGGCTTTGTCGGCTCTGGGGATGGTGGATTCTGGTGCGTCAAGAAACTACGTCGCTATTGTAGCGATAATATTACGTATCGACAAGGCCCCAGGGTGGTACAAAAAGAGCCACCCTAACTCGCGCTGGGGTGGCTCTGGTGCGGGACTGGGTTGCGGGGCTAGTTGACCAAGCAGGACCCGGCTGCGCCGGTGGTGGTTCCGTTATCCCAGTGAAGCAGGGCAGAGCCCGGGGCGCTGGGGGTCCAGAACCCCGGAGGGGCCTGATTCGCGGCAATGGAAGTCGTGCAGGACACGCCGGGTCTCACCGCGCCCAGGTTGACAATGCAGGTTCCGGTGTAGTTGGACGGATGGGAGCTATCCGGGTACAAGAGAGCCGTTCCGTACCCCCAAACTCCACCGCCCCAGGGGTAGACGAACGAAAAGCAGGTTGCCCGGAAGGGCTGGGGCACGGGGGCAGCCTTAGCCGACTCAGAGGCGATCAGCAGGGCCAGCAGCAAAGCGGCGAACAGGAAAGTAATTCTTTTCAGCATTTCACTCCTCATTGGGGCCTGGGGCTATCGCCGCCAGAGCCATAATCAAAGACGTCAATTCTTCAATCTCTTCCAGCAGCTTCCCGTCAACCTCCAGCCCCTTGGCCCGCACGATGGTAGTGACTTTATTGAGGAAGTCCAGCCGGAAGGCAACGCACCTCACTAAGAGTAGGGTTGTGTTGGTCATTTTAACCTCATTCCGGTTTGCCGAACAGGTATCCGCCCAGATCGCCAACGGCGAGTCGAGCGGCACTTAGGGTGTAAGCGCCGGAAGCCGAGCCGAAGTACACCACGCTGCTCTTTTGGGGGCTGGTCTGCACCTTGCCCGTGGCGAGGTTCTTGTAGGCCACGCGCCCGTTCTTCGTACACCCCGGGGAGCCGGGCCCGGGATGCCACATGCAGTCCACCAGTCCCGCCAGCTTGCTGAACCACTCCGTTCCCCAGGCGTCATAGCAGATGCCAGCGAAGCGGTTGACGTGGCCCAGGCTTATCTCCAGTTCCAGCTTGTTTACGAACATCCGGTTGAGGGAAGTTCCGAAGGGGTGGTTTATCCAGAGATTTGCCGGATTGCCGTTGGGCTGGCACCAGGGCTGAGCGAAGCCGTCGTCGTCGATGCTGTAGTACCAATCGGCACCGATGTCCTCGTTGGCGGTGGCGCTCGAGAACGGGTCCAGGAACGGTCGTCTTAGGTACCACTCGATTATGGGGCTGACGATCTCCATTGGGGTGCCCCACTCCACGTTACCGCTGTCGATGTGGGCGTTCTTGCCTTTGTTTGTCATGTCTCCTCTTGGTTAGGTCGTCTCCATAGGGCGGGGGCATCCGCGCCGCAATACTTACACTAATTTACGTTATTGCCACTCTGGTTTAGGCGTCTTTTGTCTCTATCATCATGAGGTGAACGTCAATATCAGCCTCAACCGTTTCGACCAGAAATGACATGGTAACACTGGTCACGAGGTCAACGCCCATAATAATCTGCATCTCTGTCAACCGATGAACCGGGGTGCCGTTGATTAGCACCTTTGCGCCGTTCATGGTCAACCCGTTAGTCACAATTCTCAGATGGTTCTCGTCATGTATGCCGTTCATCATTGATCCCTTCTACCGTTTGCTTGAACAGCAAGCGCCAATTTATCAGCCAAGCTCACGGCTGATTGCCAATCTGGGCAAGTCTGAAAATTTCCGACAATATCAAATTCGCCCATGTCGGTTAAGGTAAACACGTCCACCTCGCCAGACGTAGTAGACTGCATCAAAATGCTGGTGCGTTGCGTTACTCGTCTGATTTCTTTTTTGATCGTCATCTCATCTCCATAGGGCGGGGCGTCTGCCCCCGCCGATACGGTTGGGGCTTCGGCTGCCAGGCCGTCACCGTTTCATACCCGTCTTCGATTGGCTGGTCATGGGCATCGTACCATCCCGCATGGCTTGCCGGAAATGCGGGGCCGATGTCTGTGTATTGCAGGTGATAGCACGCCTCGATAACATAGACGGGTTCGGCTACCAGATTATGATCGCCGCTCGACCACTCAACTGTTACCAGCACATCATCACCTGCGGGCGGCATCCTGTCATTTACGTCAATCCATCCGTTCATTGTGGCACGCGTGTTCCATAGCTCCCACGCTTTCTCTGCGGATTCGCAGATAATCATTTGAGTGCAACATTCTGGGTTGCTGCACTCAATCATGCAATCTTCTGTGTTTGGTACTTCCCATTCGACACCCTCATGCCCGCAAAATGGGCACGGTTTGTTATCGCTCATCATATCTCCTTCGGGGCCGGAAGCCGTTAAGTAACTAGGGGCGGGGCGTGCCCGTCACGTGCTTATAGCCACTCGCCGCCATCTGCTGTTGTCGGTCTGACACCCAGCCCGCGTATTTGGCGCTCAAGCAATCTGATGCGCCGTTCAAGCCGGTTGATTGCCGCGCCGGACTCGTCACCGACCAAAACATAGCACGGGTCGGAGTCGTTGATTTGGTCTTGTGCCCATGTTTGATCTTCGGGGTGCGCGGGCTGACCGGGCTCATCGGCGTCGTACCACTGTAGCCATAGATAGGGGGGAGGGGTGTATTGGGTCATGATTGTGTCCTCATACTTACTTTAATTGATAGTCTGTGTATCTGCCGTCGCCCATGCTGTTACCCCATCAGCCCATATATCATCAGGGCGACAAGGGCCGCAAAGATTGCGACCCCGAACAGTTGCACAAGTATATCAGTCCACCTTGGCGGCGGCGGCGGCAGTTCCATTTACCGTCTCCTGGATTTCGCTGAACGTGTGCCCCTCAAGCTGGCGATAATGTTCTTCGCAGACCGGGTACGCCTTGAAGCCGCGATAGTGCCACCCCAGTTTACTGAACGTTGGCACATCTTCCGCAATAAATTGCATTGCCCATACCGCGTCGCGCTTTGCCCCCTTGTCGGCATTTGTCTTTTTTTGGCAGAATTGGCACTTGGTCATCGGTCGTCCTCAACTTCGTATCCGGTTACATCGTAGCCCGCCCTGGCAAGCACCGCCAGCAGCACCACGACTGGTGACATCGTGCGTGGTCTCCGAAACAGCCCCCACTCCTTCGCGCAATCGGCAATCTCATTCATCGTGATGCCGCCGCCGTCATCGCTTGAGTCCCAGCGTTCCTTGAACTGTTCCGGTGTCATACAGTCACCATCCTTATAATTTGAACGATTAGCAGCAAGACTACCACCACCGCCCATACAACCAAGAAAAGCATGGCAATTCGGTTAGACGGCCCGTCATTCATTCTTCTTCGTCCCCCACCTGAATCATTCCGCCCTTGTACAGGTCGTCAATGTCGCTCCGGGTGATTACGCCACTCTCGAAGCCCCAGTGCATCAGTACGCTACCCGCCATGATTGCGGCGGGGTGCTCGTGCCCCATCTCCTCTTCCTGGGCGAGCGAATCTCGCGCCAGGACTTCCATCAGGGACAGGGCGACGGGCTTGGTGATGTCCTTGACTGACAGGCTTGCCCCGCCCCAGCCCACCGCCTCGCGGGGGTGCTCGCTGGCAAGCTCGTACAGCAGATGCTCCACTGCCGCCTCTTCGGGCGTGTCGATTGGGAACGGGGCGATCATGTTGACGACCCTCATGCTGCCCTCTTCGCTCGTCTCGATAACGCCCGTCACCGAGAGCACTTTGTAGGCCCGCAGGTAGTCCATCAGATACCCCCTGCCCAATCCCAACCATCGACGCCGCGAGCGAACTGAAGCCGGGAGTACTCGGTCAGGTCCGCTAGGCAAATGCCCGCCAGGGGGCCGGGCTGACGCCGGAAGAACTCTATCGCAGCCAAAACCAGCGCAGGCCCCATGTCCACAATATCATCGATACTTTGCTTACCGTTCATACTAAAATCTCCTTTGCTAAACAGAATTCAACTACACCTATTATACAGATCGAATGCCTATCCGGTTGACCTACTAACGGCGCTCTCATAGAATAGGGGCATGGCAGAAAACTCATTCGTGGAACTGGTTCAGGGCAACATGGGGCCACCGGCTAAGGTGGACCAGGGGGAACTAGACAAGATAGGCGATGACGCGGCGCTCAACATTCAGATCGTCGAGTTGGCTCGAGCCGGTGTACCCTACCCGGTTATGGCTGACCAGCTTGGCATGTCGCTGTCAAAGCTGCTGGCGCGAATTAACCAGATGATAAGCGGCGGCAACGATGTCCTCAGCAAGCAGCAGATGAACGACTACCTGCTATATCAGCTTGGCTTGATTCAGATGGGTATCGAGAACTCGCTCGAGGACATGCAGGTTAGGCCAACCGGGGACCCAGTAGAGGACAAGGTTATATTCTCTGCCAGGGACAAGGGGCGCGTGGGACTGCACAAGTTCCTTCAGCACCAAGCCGCTATCATGCAGCTATTCCGGCAGCAGATCGACATTCGGGAGGTAAGGAAGGTGGAGATCAGCGTTGTGAGGCCAGAGGATTTTGACGCGCTGTGAGTTCTGGAATATAATGATCGTGTCTAATCTCTCCTTCCCCTGGAGGGGCGACTCATTGGGTCGCCCCTCTCCATGTCTCCAGACCGCCTCGCTATGGGAATAAAGGATAACGTAGAATACGTCGTCGATTTGGGCACCGGCACCAAGCCGACGCTTAAGCTCTACGGGGCCATCAGGGAGATGTGGCACTATCGGGGGCCGGAAGTGATCGTCAGTGGTCCCTATGAGTGCGGCAAGACCTACGGGTTCCTACACAAGCTCCACAATCTTGCCATCAAGTACCCCGGTTCACAGATACTAATGGTGCGCCAGTCGTACTCTTCCCTGCTGACGTCGGCTTGGCAGAGCTACGCCAAAAAGGTGCTACCCTATCCGCCAGGGCACGAGATGTGCCCGGTGGACGTCTTTGGTGGCGGTCGCCCGGAGTGGGTCATGTACCCCAACCAAAGCCAGATATTCCTGGGCGGGCTGGATAACCCAGAAAAGGTGCTGTCCTCAGAGTACGACTTTATCTTTATCCCCCAGGGTGAGGAGATCGCCCTTCACGCCTACGAGCAACTGACTTCTCGGGCGACGGGTCGCGCCGGTAACGCTCCGTACTCGCAGGTCATGGTTGACTGCAACCCTGGCCCGCCGTCTCACTGGATTCTCCACCGGAAGCCCGCCAACCTACTGTTTGCCGCCCATAAGGACAACCCCACCCTGTACGACCACGAACTGAACGACTGGACTCCGCAGGGCAGGCGTACCATCGAGCGTCTACAGTCGCTGACCGGGCTACGCTACAAGCGCGGCTATCTGGGCTTGTGGGCCGGTGCCGAGGGTCAGGTATACGAGGACTTTGATGATCAGGTTCACGTCATCAACGATTTCCCCATACCGAAGGAGTGGAAGCGGCATCGCGTTATGGACTTCGGGTACACCCACCCGTCTGTTGTCCAGTGGTGGGCAGAGGACGAGGACGGTCGCCTATACATGTATCGAGAGATGTACATGACGAAGCGCATCACTGCTGACCACATTAGGGGGGTCAATGGTAAACCCGGAATTATCCAGTTGTCGGGCGGGGAGATTTACGAGAGGCCGATGATCTGCGACCACGACGCCGAGGACCGGGCTATCCTCAATAAGGCGGGCATCCCAACGGTGGCAGCCAGGAAGGGCATCAAGGAGGGAATAGAGCTTGTCCAGAACCGGCTCCGAATTCAAGCTGACGGGAGGCCCCGGATGTTCTTCTTCAGGGATGCCCTGGTCGAGGAGGACGAGGACCTAGCCGTTGACTTCCGGCCCGTCAGGACTACAGAGGAATTCGCCGGGTACGTCTGGCGAGAGATGGACGTGGGCAGGGAAGCCACGGCGCGAGACGAGATACCCGTGCGGACTGACGACCACGGCATGGACTGCCTACGATACATATGTATGCAGGTAGATGGGGACGCATACTACGGCAAGGCTCGCGGCGTCAGTTACGCTTGACGCCCAGTTGCGGTTGGCAGCCGTTGAGACTATTATTAGAGGGGGAAATACCTATGGATAAAGAGGCCGAAGATGGCGAATGATTTCTTGAAGTGGCTGGCCCAGGAAGCGCAAGAGCGAACCGCAAAGTATCGGATGTACCGCGAATACTATGACGGCGAGCATGACGTTCAGTTGACAGCCCGGCAGCGTAAGTATTTGCAGGTTGGCTCCGAGCAGGAGTTCAGCGCGAACTACATCCCCATTGTAGTCGATGGGCTCGCCAACCGACTGCTGGTCAAGGAGTTCGACGGGGACAACGAGAAGCTGATCAACGAATGGTGGACTATGGGCAACATGGATTCCCACCAGCACGCCGTTCATGTCAGCGCAATCAGGGACGGTGACTCGTACCTCATGGTTGACTGGGACCCCATCGAGGAGAGGCCAATCTTCGTGCCCCACATCGCCTATGACGGTCGAGGCGGCGTGACTGTCCACTACTCGGATGAGCAACTGGCCCCCATCGCAGCAACAAAGAGGTGGTGGATTGAGTTTGGTCCAATGGCGGGGAAGATGCGCCGGATGAACATCTACTACCCGGAGCGCATAGAACGGTACTACGCCTCAGACAATAGCGGCGAGTGGGGATGGCTGCCCTACACCGGCGACGGGTACGAGGCGGTCCTGCCCTGGGTGAACGAAAAGACCGGCGAGCCAATAGGCATCCCACTGATCCACTTCACGAATCGTTCACGCGGCATGAGGTACGGCGTATCAGAGATGGAGCCGGGTATCCCCATGCAGAATGCACTCAACAAGGCGGTGGTCGATCTCCTGGCTGCCGCCGACGCAAGCGGGTTCCGAATCATGGTGATGGTCGGCGACGACGCGGATGGGGTTCAGGTCAGCCCGGGCATGTTCATCAACTCCCTGAAGCACGCGAGCGAGGTGAACGTCTCGGCGATACCCGGCGAGCCCATGCGCCCCCTGATCGAGGTGGTTGACTCGTTCGTCCAGAGAATCGGTCAGGTAACCGACACCCCGCTGTCTTACTTCCAGCAGTCTGGGCAGATGGCTTCTGAGGGGACCCACGAGAAGCACGAGGACCGAATGTTGGTCAAGTGCCGCGTGTCGAGTGTCGAGTTCGGGGCATCGTGGGTGAAGGCCATGAATCAGGCCATCAGCACAGCCAACGCCTTCTCCTCGATGTCCGTCAAACCCGGTGCCCTCAAGGCGGTCTGGGAGGACTTCGACACCCGCAAGACGACGGAGAAGCTGAAGGAAAAGGCGGAGATTATGCAGATCATGGTTATGTCCGGGGCGAGCATCGAGCAGGCTGCCCTGGTTGCCGGTTTCACCGACAGGGAAGCCAAGATGTTAGCCAAGATTGACATGACGATGGACCCAATGAGGGTCCAGGCGTTGATGGCCCAATTGCCCGTCAACCAGAATGTGAACCCCACCGCCAATGCCGACGATACTAAGCCAGTCGTCGAGTAAGCGCCTCGCCTACCTAGAGTGGGCGCTTCCGGTCGATGACCCGTCCCTGGTTCCTCGGGATGCCGATGGATTCAACCGTCTCATGGATCAGCAGGGCGTCGAGGATGAGGAGCGCCGCTCCACCCTGCTCCGCCTGTTCCTGGCGGGCGCATTCGTGCTGTTCCTATCCTACTCATCGACATACGCATCGATAGACGAGACAATGGATCAGGACTGGCTTACCAGCCAGCTTGATTACGGGGTCCGCCAGCAAGCCGCCTACCACCGAAGGCTGGCAGAGCAGTACATTCGCGGCGAACTGGATGTGGATGAGTTTCAGCGGCTGATGGAGGAGTCTATCACCGAGTCGCACGCTGCTGTAATGCTGGCTATATTTGGGATAAGTTGGGTAACCTTGGGATACCTCAAGACACTGCACGATCAGTACGTTGGTCGCGAGCTTGGGTATCTGAATCGGCTATTCGACGGGCTGAGGGCGGGGATCGTCCCTCACGACGGCAACTTGATTCGCCGGGCGGCGATGTACGGATTCGCGATACGCACCATCCTGGCGGAGTCTCAGCGCGTACGCGCTTCCCTGCTTTCCTACTCTCACGAGCAGAACATTCTGGGTGTCGCCGAGCACTGCGACGGGTGTCTCAACGAAACATCCAGGGGGATAGTCCCCATAGGAACCCTTGTCCCCATAGGGAGCCGGGACTGCATGTCCAACTGTCAGTGCCACCTGATATTCTGGAAGTATGACCCGGAGACGGGGGAGTATCTGCGCTAGGCAGACTCGCCCTCTCGGTTGTGAGCGATGATTCCCAGTAATATCAGCACGAACCCGGTAATGACGGCGATGGCTACCACGCGACTGTCAGCTTGGTTCATCGCGGTGGCAGCGTAAAAAAAAGCCGCGCCAGCCAGGAACCCTATCGCCACGCTCGTCCTCACAGCGAACTCCATAGGAACATGCTCGCCAACGCGCCCATCCAGACGGCAAGAAGCATGAGCAGGAATCCGAATCTCACGTACTCCTCGTTTTCCGGCGTCATTCTAACCCAAAGCGACTTCATGTTATTCATGACCATCCTCCCGCCCACAAGCGCCGTGACCACGGACATCAGAGCAATCACTAGGTAGGCGTTTTCCCCGGTTGTCATAATAGGTGCACCTGCCCCGTGTGGGGGTTGACAAACAGGATTCCGCATGTCAGCGGCGTTGCGCTTCCGTCAGTGAGGCGATTGAAGGCCAGAAGCGCGTCCAGCTTGGAGTGAGCCCAGTAGACGCAGAATACGTCACCGGGAATCTCTGCGTCGTCAACCCTGTGGCTCTTGTGTAAGCGTGCGCGGAGCCCGTTTGCGAACATTTGCCCGTTGTTTCCGGGCAACAGCGGTAGCTGGTATTCAATCATAGGTCGAACCTGTTGACGCAGAGGATCGCCGTCTCAGCCGACACCAGCTTCTCGATCCCCTCGCCGAATACAATGACCCCCATTCCGTCGTCCTCCGCCCCGACCCACACGATCTCCATGCTGTATCCGGGTATCACGAACCCATCGTAATCGTTGCCGAACGTGTCGGAATTTATGACTGAGGCGACGTTGGGGAACTTCTTGTCTGTTTTAAGTTGCAGTGCGTTCATGACTGTCATTATACGCGACTGAAGCCACCTGTCACCGCTCCATCATGCTGCGCTAATGTAAGAACCGGGTGAGAGGGTGTTGCTGTCGCGTACTCATGATATATAATGCCGACGTTGGTTGTGTTTTGTTGTACAAAAAACTTAAGGAGAAAACGAATGCACACTGTTTCTGTTGTTGGTCGAATCGGGCACGATCCCGAGATGAAGTATCTGCCATCCGGCATGGCTGTCACGAACGTATCCATCGCCACCGACGACTACGCCGGTAAGGACGACCCCAAGCACACGACTTGGTTCCGCCTGACATTCTGGGGAGCCAAGGCGGAGGCTGTCAACCAGTACGTCAAGAAGGGCGACTGGCTGGCTGTCGTGGGCAAGATGAAGAGCGACGAGAAGGGCAATCCCCGCGCCTTCGAGCGCAAGACCGGTGAGCCGGGGGCCTCTTACGAGATGACCGTCGATGATTTCGCCTTTATCGGCGGCAAGCAGCGGGGCGAGGATGATGGCGATGACTTCCGTGTTGTCGTCAAGCCCCTCGCCGAGAAGGACAGCAGCCCCTTCTAGGGCCCGGGAGACATCATGACAAGAAAGATTGTATCCGCCGCTGATGTCCAGGCCCGCCCGGTAAACGTTGCCATTTGGGGACGTACGAAGGGCGGCAAGACGACGCTGGCGACGAGAATGGCAATGGCCCTGTGGCGAGACTACTCCCTGGGTGCCAAAAAGAAGGTCTTGTTCATCGACACCGAGAATGCCCGCTCGCAATACGCGACATCGGATGCGTACGGCGGGAAACCGCCCGATGGCGTTGACCGGATTGACTGGAAGCCGCCGTACGATATGGTTGAGTTGGTGGCGATCATCAAGGAGTACCAGAACGACTACGACGTCATCGTGCTGGACTCGTTCTCAGCGTTTTATTCTCGCGAGGGGGGCACGCTTGACCGAGTTGGTCAGGAAGAGGTCCGCATGAAGGGCAACTCCTGGGCAGCCTGGAAGCGCCCTGGCGAGGAATATGCGTCACTGCTGACGGCGATAACGCAGGCCCCGTGCCACGTCATCGTGACGTTCCGCTCCAAGATGTCCTACCAGCAGGTGGAAGAGGGCGGCAAAAAGAAGATCGTGCCCATCGGTGAGGGGATCATTGCCCGTCAGGGCGAGACCGCTTATGAGTTCGACCTCGAGGTCGAGGTCCTGCTGGACAACGCCATTCACTACGCCGTTATCCAGGGTAGCCGTATCAGCACCATCGCCACCGGCACCGTCTACAAGGGCGGTCTGCCTATCGACGACATCCTGAAGGCGTACACCGGCTTCATGGGGACCCCCCAGGAAATCATCGCAAGTCAGGCTGCGGCAGCCGAGGCGGGGATGTCGGCCCAGGAGTTCAAGACCAATGTCGAGAGCCTCATCAGCGACCCGGCCCTGAGAAAGCTCTACTACAACGGCGCTCTGCTGTCATTGGGATGGACCTGGGACGAGATCGCCGGATCGCCGGAGTCCATCCGGGACCTGTACTATCAGATTGATGCCGACTACGCGGAATCCCTGTTGGAACTGGATGACGACGAACCCGCAGCCGAGATCGACGAGCCGGTAGAATAGTTGACGTAAAGCACAACCAACGCTAATATTAAAGGCAGGTTAGAAATCTAACCTGCCTTTTATTATGTCCGGTCACAGCATTGTAGCTAAATGCAGGGTCTGTGGCGTTCAGTGGGTCGTCAAGGCCCCGGGCGTCGATGACCAGGGTTGCCAGTTTTGCGGGGCACCCGCCGACGCTGTGACCACCACCCAAGAGGACGAGGATGACTAAAGAGACTCAGGAAGTCCAGGTCAACGATGATGATGTTGAGGTTGAGGAGCTTCTGGCGACAGCCGAAGAGCTTGAATCCAGGGACCCTACCTCCGAGGCGAGTGACATTATCCGCAAGCTGCGGCGAGAAAACGCGAGGACGCGGGTCGCCAAGAACCAGATTGCGGGTGAGTACGAGAAAACGCTATCCATGACGGCGGAGTACGAGAAGAAGCTGGCTGAACTGGGCACCCAGGTCGAACAGCTTCAATCCACAGCCGCCGAGAAGGAAAGCTCGCTCACTAAGTTTCTTGAGGAACTGAGCGAGGTGAACAGTACGGTCGTAGCAACGTTACCCGAAGAGGTACAGGCTATCGTCCCCGGTGGACTAAACGCCCTTGAGTTGCGCAAATGGTTGGATACCGCCGTGCCCGTGTTGACGAGACGCCCAACGAAGCCGCCCCTGGGCTCCGAGGAGGGCGCATCAAAGCGGGGCCCACAGGGTCCGTCGCTGAACGATGACGAGCTTATCGTTGCCCAGCGACTCGGGCTCAGTCCCGACGATTATGCTAAGCACAAGAGGTAAGGAATGGCTACGAAAGGCTTTGAATACGCCTATTCCCTAGACGGAAGCCGACCGACTATCATGGACATGCCGATGAGTGGCACGGGGGCGTTCGCCAAGGGCGACGCCGTTGTGTTCTCCTCGGGCAAGCTGACCAAGGTGACGAATACTGTCGCCACCGTGTCCGGCGTCGTCCAGGAAGCGCGGGCGAGTGGCTCCGATGGGGGTTTGCTCCAGGTTGCCCTTGCAACCAAAAATCAGGTATGGCGGGTCAGCGCCGACGACACCACGCTGTCGGCTACGCTGGGTGCCCGCACGTTGGATGTCGTTGACGCGAACACGCTCGACGCCAGCGACGCCACCAACGGCTCCCTGGTTCTTATTGACAGCGATACGGACAGCGACGGCAACGTCCTGGCCTATGTCGCCTTCTCGATCACGACTGTGGGGTAAGACAAGATGGCACAACTAATTTCCCAAAACTGGCCCATTCTGTTGGAGCCGGGTTTGCGAGCCATTTTCGAGTTGGCCCGACAGCCGATCATCGAGCAGAGCCGCATCCCGAATTTCTTCAACGTCACCACCAGCCAAAAGGCCCAGGAGCACGACCAGGGTCTAGGCGGGATGTCCGACTGGAACGAGTACGGTGGGCAGATCGAGTACGACGACACCGAACTCGGCTACAAGGTCACGTACACCCACAAGGAGTACGCCAAGGGTATCGCGATTGAGCGCAAGCTCGTTGACGACGATATGTACAATATCATCAACAACCGCGTCTCCCTGCTGGCCCTGACCGCCGAGCGTACTCGCGAGAAGCACGGCGCATCCGTGTTCGATCTGGCCTTCAGTTCGGCGCAGGTTGGCGGCGACAGCAAGCCCCTGTGCGCCTCGGACCACCCGGCATCGCCGGTCAATGCGACGACCCAGAGCAACGCCGGTTCGACCGCGCTGAGCTACGATTCCATCATCGCCACGCGCAAGTTGATGCGGGCCTTCAAGGATGACACGGGCGAACTGACGCCTATCATGCCGGACACCATCTTGGTGCCACCGGCGCTCGAGGAGACCGCCTACTACGCTACGCGGGCCGTTGTCGAGCCCACTGACGGCACGACCGCCAGTGAACCGACGAATCCCAACTACGTTCGGAGCAAGGGCTTCAACGTCGTGGTCTGGGACTACCTGTCGGACACGAACAACTGGTTCATGATCGACTCGAGCCTCGGCAAGCGTCACCTGCACTGGTTCAATCGCGTTCCGCTGGAATTCGCCTTTGACCCGACCGGCGGCTACGACTTGGTGGCCCGCTATCGCGGCTACATGCGGTATTCCTACGGATTCAGCGACTGGCGCTGGATTTACGGTCACGCCGTCGCGTAATGGGCAAGCCCATCAATGATTCAGGGTCGCGGCGCGGGGTACTAACCTGCGACGTGACCCTGATGGACACGGGATTTCGCCGTAGCGCCGGGTCAACCGTCTACGAGACCGAGGTTACCCCGGAGATGTGGGCGAACTGGATTCGGGATGGCGTCATCGGCGTCCCCGATCTGCCTGACCCCCGCGAAGAAGGCACACCAGCGAAGAGAACCGCAAGAAAGCGCGGTTCCAGGAGCGTGTTAGAGTGATTTCAGAGATTCACCTTCCATTCACAACTGCTGCTGACGGCAGCGCCACGGCAACGGCATCAGTGGATTCCTTTGGTCGCTTGGTGGCTGTCAACTGGGAAGATGGCGACCTAGCCGATGGCGTTGGTGCTGTCTTGTCCTGCGTTGGTGCTGGGAGACCGGACCAGACGCTTCTGACGCTGACCGCCGCCAACGATGACGCATGGCACTATCCCACAGTTCAGGCGAAGTCCGCTGCGGGCGCGGCGATCACTTGGTACGAGAAACCCCTGGTAACCGGCAAGCTAAAGGTAGTTGTATCCTCTGGCGGTAACGCCAAGACTGGATCGATTCGCGCCTATGTCGAGCGTTAAGTATGTTCACATACGAAACCTCGCTGGCTACGTCCAAGGATAGGGTCAGGTTCCAAATCGGGGACACCGACCCCGAAGCCGGGCCCCGACCGGACAGCAAAACCTTCAGCAACGAGGAGATCGAGGCTGTCATCGCCCTCGAGGGCACGTGGCAGCGGGCGGTCGCTGCTCTGTTCGAGGTCCTGGCTGCCGAGTGGAGACAGCACCCCACCTTTTCAGCCGATCAATACAGCATCAGCAACTCTCATATCAGCCGGGGTTACCGGGATGAGGCGGATGCTTGGCGCAAGCAGTACGGATACGCCGGTGAGCCGGTGGCGGCTGGTGGCAGCAAGGTCAAGAGCGTCAGCCCCGTGCGAGTAGACGCATACAGCGACGACCTAACCATCTCGGGACAAGATGATTAACCGGCGACAACTGGCGGTCTTTAGGGACAGGAACGAGCGGTACATGACAGACACGGTTCTCCATATGAGGGCCGTTTTGTCCACTGGCTCATATGGCGAGTCTGCTCGCACCTACACCACCGCCGCCACGTACGCCTGCGGTTTTGCCTTCAGCCCCTTCAAGTTCCGGGCTCGCGAGATAGACAGCGAGGTGGCAATGGAGATCAGCGAGGTCCTGGTCCGCGCCCGCCTCCCCCAGAGCGCCCAGGGGCAGATCGAATCAGAGGATCGCCTCGTGCTGATTAAGAAGTGGGGAGAGACGCTCGACACGCCGGTCTCGTTTGAGGTTCAGGGCTTTGAGGAGATGGTCCTGCCGGGCATAATCGTCAACCTGAAGAGGATTGAGCTATGACGAACTTCCGGGTTAACGTCAAGGTCACCACGGAGGGCGACCGGGGCGGTGGCGGGATGCGCCGCATTTACGAGAGAATCAGAAAGATAGACACCGGTGCCAAGCGGTCAAGGGGCGCTGCGTCTCTGGCTATGGCTGTTCGGGTTGCCGACGAGATCGTCGCCACCGTCCAGGGTGCCTCGGGCGGCGGCGAGACGTGGAACGAGGGTCACCCCAAGTTCGTTAAGAGGTGGCAGAACTCGTACGAGAGGTCATCGTCAACGCCCGGCAACCCCCCGCGAGACCAGTGGGGTGGTCTTGTTGATTCGGTTTATACGGTCAAGGTGTCGGAGAGAAGCGCGAACGTCGAGGTCCGGGCTCCGTACGCCGTTTACCATGAGTTCGGCGATTGGACGTCGTTCTTCGGCAACAGTATCGGCGCGAGACCGTTCATTCGCCCATCGCTAGAGAAGGTGTCGGGGGAACTCGGGACCATAGCCGAAGCCGCCTTCCGTAATGAGACCGGATTGTAATGGCACTCACTGAACTGTTCTATTCAGAGCTAGTCGCCGCTGTCGGCTCCCTGGTCGGCGGGCGCGTGTACATCAACCC